AGCAACAACTTCACCCGACGACTGATGGCGGCTTCTGGTCGGCGCCGCAGGACAAGACGGCGCGCATGCAGCTCGTCGTCAAGTCGCAGCAGCAACAGCAGCAGCAAGGCCAGACCGGCCAGCAGGGACAGCAGGGCCAGCAAGGGAAGCAGAAGCCGACCGGCCAGAACTCGGTCTACAAGGGCGGCCAGAAGAGCGATTTCTTTTTCCATCTGACGCAAGACGGGGCCATGGCCTCTGGCAAGAACGTCTACCTGCGCCAGGGGACGAGCTTCGGCGAGGACAGCAGCTCGTCGAGCGCTGCCGCGGCAGCGGCGCGGGACGGCCCTTCGGTAAATCCGCTTGATCAGACCAACAACGTCAAGGTGCACGTCGCCGACGACAACAACGTCTATCTCGGCGGCAAAAAGGGCGACGGGACTTTCCTGCGCGTCATGCTCGAAGGCGAGCAGATTTCGCAGAACGTCTATGCGCTCACGGGCGGCGGCAGCGAGCCACCGGACACCGGCGGGGGCGGCGGCGGCGGGACGGTCAGCACCGCGACTGCGCCGCTGGCGGTCGGCGGCACTGGCGGCAGCAATATGTCGCTGCAGCAGGCAGCGCCATTGATCACCAACGGGCTCGGCCAGCTCGCACTGGCGGTCGCGGGGCCGCTGTTCATCGACGGCTCGGGCAATCTGAATTCCGCGCCAGGAGCGAGCGGCGCCACCGGACCAGCCGGTCCGACCGGGCCGCTCGGGGCGACCGGCGCGACCGGCTTCGTCGGACCCGCAGGCGCTTCCGGGCCCGCAGGGCCGACGGGCGCCTCGGGCGCCACCGGATCGGTGGGCCCAGCTGGCGCCAGCGGTGCCACCGGACCCACGGGCGCGGCAGGCGGCGTCGGAGCCAGCGGCGCGACTGGGCCTGCCGGTCCGGTGGCTGCGTTCAACTGCGGGCGGCTCGTTTCCAACGGTACGACGCAGGTCGTCTTTATTCCGTACAGTGGCGAGAAGGTCAGGATCAACGGAACCATCTACGACATTCCAGCAGGCGGCGTCGCTGGAAACAACACAGGAACCTATGTCAACCGCGTTGCTGGTCAGAACCTTGCAGCAAGCACTCTTTACTACGTTTATTTGTTCTGGACCGGCAGCGCTCTAGCACTCGATTTTGACACGGCTGGTCATGGCACCAGCGGTACATCAGGGAACGTCGGCACCGAGACGATTGCCGGACTCGGCGCTTCAAACGATCTCTATACGCTCGTCGGCATGATCTGGACGAACACGAGCGGCGGCTTTATGGACAGCTTTCAGTTTCGCTGCGTGTTGTCGTGGTTCAATAGACGCAGTCGTCCCATCGGCATGAGCGTCAGCAATCAATCAAATAGCAACATCAATGGTGCTTACAGCAGCATGATGGGTGGCACCCAGGCGCCGATCTTGCTCAATTGGGCTGATGAGAACGTAGACTTCGCTCTTAATTGTCAGTGTAGCAGCAATGCGGGTGGCGGGAACTCAGGTGCCGTCGCCTTGGCCTACGACAGTACGACCAGCAACATCATGCAGACAATGTATATCTACAACAGCGCCAGCTCATATTTTCCGACGTGCGTTGCGGGCAGCTATCCGATCGGCGAGGGCGCGCACTCATATTTCATCGTTGCCACCGGCAGCGTTACGTCCTCCGCAGCAACCATGTCGATGAACAACACGACGCTTTGGATGGCCACGAGAGGTTAAGCGATGCCAGACATCCGCCTCGTCCAGCGCGGCGAGTTCCCCCAGCAGACCGAGGTCTCTGTCGATTGGCTGCTGCTTGACGACGGGACGCTCGACGAGACGCAGGCGCTGGCGACCGCGGTCATCGTCGCACTTGGGACTGATCGCTTGGCGGCGACGACCGACATCCTGCCCGACCCGGATTCGACCGATCGGCGCGGCTGGTGGGGCGATCTCGATAGCGACATCATCTGGAACGGCTGGCCGATCGGCTGTCGCCTGTGGTTGCTGTCGCGCGAGAAGATCACCGGCTCGGACGCCTTCCAGGGCTCGACCCTGGTGCGCATTAAGTTCTACATCCAGGAAGCCTTGCAGCCATTCATCGATCGCCGGATCGCCTCGTCGATGTTCATCGACGTCGAGCGCGCCGATCGACAGCGCATCAATGCGCTGGTCCGCCTCTATCGCGGGCCGAAGACGGCGATCGAGCTGCAATTTCAAATCCTATGGCAAGGCATCATCGACGAGTAAGACATGCCATGGTCGACACCGACTCTGCGCGAGGTTCGCAGCACCGTCCGCGACGCCATCACGGGCCGCTTGCCTGGGGCCGACGCGAACGTGCCGAACTCGGTCCTGCGCGTCTTGTCGGACGCCATGGGAGCGCTGTGCCATCTGACGCTGCAGTACATCGATTGGCTGGCGCTGCAGCTCCTGCCCGACACCAGCGAGACTGAATGGCTCGATCGGCACGGCTCGCTATGGCTGACCAACGCTGACGGGACGACCGGGCGCAAGCTGGCGACGCAGGCGACCGGCAGCGCAGACTTCGCTGGCGTCGCAGGGACCGTCGTTCCCGCCGCAACCATGCTCAGCTACGCGACCGGCGTCACCTATCAAACTCTGGCTCAGCTCTCGCTCGGCAATGCGCCGACCGAGATACCAATCCAGGCGCTCGACGCTGGCGCCCTCGGCAATCTCGAAGCTGGCGTCGCCTTATCGCTGCAGACGCCAGTGACCGGCGTCACTGGCGCAACCGTCGTCGCGCTCGAAGGCGGCACCGACGACGAGACCGATGACGAGCTGCGCGCGCGCATCCTCAAGCGCATCCGCGAGCCGCCGATGGGCGGCGATGCCACCGATTACGAGCAGTGGGCGCTGGCGGTTCCGGGCGTGACGCGCGCCTGGGCAGCGCCGCAGGAGATGGGCATCGGCACTTGCTCGGTCCGCTTCATGATGGACGACCTGCGCGCCGACAACGACGGCTTCCCGCTGCCCGAGGATGTCGACGCGGTGCAGGCCTATCTCAACAAGGTTCGTCCCGTCACCGTCAAGCAGTGCTACGTCCTGGCGCCGCTCAAGCAGCCGATCGACTTTCATATTCTCAATCTCAATCCCGATACCGAAGCGATCCGCGCGGGCATCCAAACTTCGATCGAGCAAATGCTCTATCTCTCGGCGGCGCCAGGCCGGACCATCTTTGCGGCCTGGAAATATACGGCGATCATGAACGCTCCAGGTGTCATCTCCTTCGACATGGCTTCCTGCGCGGATGACGTCATGCCCGACGGCGGCCACATGGCCATGCTCGGCGACATCTATTACGGGTAACTCGACATGGCGGTCCTGACGGGCTCGGCAACATTTGCTGGCACGGGCTCGCTCACGGGCAGGGCGGCGGACAGGGCCGCGAGCTTGGCGCTATGGGCGGGCGCTGGCTCCTTTCGCATCAGCACAGCTGCAGAGATCGAATTCGACTCGGCGCGATTTGCTGGCGCGGGCGGCCTGACGGCATGGCCGAAACCGATCGTCCCCTACATCCCGCAACCGCCGAAGCCGCACGATCGGCATATCCGCAGGAGCGGCGGCGACTACGGGCAAGCCTTCCTGATGCTGCTGCCGACCGGCCAGGCTTGGCCGCGGCATCCGTTGAGCACGCTGGTGCTGGCGTCGTTCGGCCTCTGCGACTACTGGGGCTTTGTCGACGGCCGCGCCGCTGATCTCCTGGAAGTCGAATCCGATCCGCGTTCGACGCTGGAGCTGCTGCCGGACTGGGAAAGAAACTGGGGCCTGCCCGATCCGTGCGTGACGACGCCGCAGACCATCGCCGAGCGGCGCAATGCCCTGGTCATGAAGATGACCTTGCTCGGCGCGCAAAGCCGCCAGTTCTTCATCGATGTCGCGGCGCGGCTGGGCTACACGGTCAGCATTACCGAATATCTGCCGTACCAGACCGGCATCTCGCGCTGCGGCGACACCCGCTGGGCGCGGGACAATCCCGACGATCCGACGCGGTTCATGTGGCAGCTCGGGCCGCCCGAGCTTCGCTACCACTGGACCATGCATGTGACGTCGCTGAAGCTCGCCTATTTCCATACCGGATCGAGCCAATGCGGCATCGATCGCCTGCTCTCGATCGGCACCGCGCAAGACCTCGAATGCCTGATCGAGCGCTACAAGCCCGCGCATACGCACGTCGTCTTCGACTACTCGGCGGTCTCCGGTCTCGATTTCACGCAGACATTCAACAGCTCGTATCTCGCGCTTGGGATTATGTAGATGGCAGACAACAGACTGATCAAGGATGCGCTGGGTCAGACCTTTACGATCCGCATGCGCGACATCTCGACCGGCGGCGACGGCTCGGTCCAGCGCTCGATGATCTTCACGACGCCGTATCCGCTCGATTACGGGACCGGCGGCAGCTATCGCGATGCGGTCAAGAGCGGCTCGATGGCGGCAGGCCTCGCCGCTGGGGCGACGATCTACTCGTTTCAATGGCCGTCGTCGTCGCTGATGGCGCTGATCAAGCGCATCAAGTTCAACGCCTGGACATTAGGAACCGGCTTCGCCGCGGGCATCGCCGAGTTCACCATGACGATCGCGCGCTCGTTCACCGCTGCGGACGGCGGCGGCAATCAATCCAATCTCATCGGCGGCTCCGGGCGACTGCGCAGCATCATGTCCAACGCCGATGCGCTGATCATGTGCGCGACGACAGCGGCGCTGACGCCGGGGACAAGGACGCTCGATGCCGACGCGATAGCGCGGCGCGTCGCCTCGGCGCCGGTCGGCACCTACGCGCCGATGTTCGCCGATGCGATCAATCTATTTGAAGCGCAGACGGCCGAGCACCCGCTGCTGTTCGTGCAGAACGAAGGCTTCGTCATCCAGGCGGCTGTGCCCGCGACCGGCATCTGGCAGTTCGCGATGATGGCCGAATGGGACGAGGTCGTTCTCTACTGAGAGGCAGGCGATGAAGTACAATCAACCCTTCGATCAGCCGTCGAACCCAAACGCGCCCTATATCGACGGCAATCCTGCCGCGGGCATCGAGGGCTCGATCGTCCCTGCGGCGGCGGTCGAGTTCGACCAGCGCGAGATCGTCAATCTCATCGGCGCCGTCGGCCTGTCGCCGACCAACGCCGACCTGAC